CCTGCTTCTGGATCCGTGATTTTGACCCACGTATCACTAGTGGGTAAATTGCTACCGTCTCGTGGACTTATCGGTGTGACCTCTATCGCAGTGGACCCAACAGATGATCCTGGCTTTTCTGTGAATATATAGTTTAACCAATTCGCTCCATTACAAAGACAACAATCGTCATTATCACTACACTCGGTTATATCATCACCACACGTATCATAACAAAATGAACTATGGATGGGATTCCCGTTCGTTTGAATCGCGTAGTATCGGGTTTCGGTAGCAGGGTCGTCACCTGACGAGCTATCACCTGACGAGCTATCGCTAGCAGACAAATCTACCGAAATTTGGTTGGTTGCTTGGGCATCGATTCTTTCTGAATTTCCCAGTGAGCTTGGATTACATACAAATACATTACCCGATGAACTTCCTAGAGAAGGCGTAATATCGATACATACACCCACACTCCCGTTATCTGTAGTGCAAGCGTGTCCCGCTGGAGACGCATAACTAGAACAATCACCGGTGTAAAAATCAAACTGTATGTTGCCTCCATCATAACCTTGAGCCTCATTTACATCCGAATCACCTTGGGCCCTTCCAAGAACCTGATCATAATTTATATTTGAATAAGTTACATTTCCTTCAATTATCGGACTCATACAAACAAGAATTAAACAAAGTAATAGTATGAGTTTAATACTATTACAAGAAACACGTAACATATACTATAACGTAGTAAAAAAATATTAAGGGCCATCGGCATTAGGCCCATCGGCGCCAGGCCCTAGGGCAATAGGCCCTGTAATCACTTCGGCTTCACCCACCAACTCGGATGTATCATATTGTTGATAACAACACGATTCACGTATTTGTTCTATCGTTGTATCATCTGTATCTAAATAGGTGCTCATTCCCGGTAAGATAGAATAGGAATCAGGACAAGAATTTTCTCCCAGCCATTCCGTTTCCGGGTTAGCACTACTCTCATCGCACAATTTATAATCACTGCCTTCGGGTAAGCTAGTCTCCCAAAAAACATAGGTATCGGGTTCATTGGCTACATTATCCATTTGAGGGAATCTAGGTGTGTGAGTGCATTGACTGGTAAATCCGTTCTGAGGAGAATAAGTATAGGTTGCATTCGGTAGAGGGAGGCCATCCATCATATCACTACTCCAGTTGCTAGGATTAATACACCGATACTCTGGATCGTCTGAATCATCTGAAAGCCAGTTATCTGATTCCCACTTAACACTCTTACATACACCTTTTCCCTCAACCAATTGAGTCTGAGTTCCATCTACATCGAATTGTTGAATCGTAGTGCATGATCGGACACAACTCCCGTTATCATGATCATAAATACAATTGTCATCTGCATTACATGCATCTTCATCGTATTCGTATTCGGAACATATTCCCGGATCCTGCGGACGACACGGATAAACAGCTCTTTTACACCCCTCTCCACTCAATTCCCCAACAGTGAGTTCTTGTAATCCTCCATCCAGATGTTTGAGTGGAATGGGGACATCATTCAACGAACACGGATAATCTTTCATATAACAACGACCATTTTGCTCTGCGCACGTAATTCTCTTTAATTCAAATTCTTGAGACCAGGAATTATGAAATGCCATATCGCCTAGTTCAGAGACTACGGTGGTAGGTAGTGCGTCCATGGCACCTTCAATCAAATTCCGACTCGCACTCGGTATCACTATTTCGCTACACGGATTTGAATTGGAGCCTTCCACGGTCCCATTAATATAAACCTTATTGTGAGGTTCGTCCTCTACATCTAGGTCTTGTTCAGATAAGGTTCCTCGTAAGCCGGGTATGTTTAGCGAATTTCCAGAACATCGTTCATTGGATACAGTGGAGGATTGTAGATTCACAAAATTGTTGAATTCAGGCTTCAAAGTGACATCTGTGGCATCCTCGGGTAATGTGACGGCGTCTTGGGGTATCGTGACGGTAAATGGATTCGCGGTATCGTTGATATGAATCACTTGCCCGGGTAGCAACTTGCTATTCTCCAAATCTGTCCTACATAACCCCAGGTCTAACTCAGCTAATTCAAAACTACTACCAAATGCATCCACAAAGGAAGGATTTTGACATGTGCTCACATTTTGAGAGTCGGTTATACAGTAGCCACAATTTCCGTGTAATGTAGTGCAATCGGAATCTTGCGAACACGGTTGTCCGCATTTCCCTGAATCAAATCTAGAATCCTCGGATGGACAACTTATCGCAATCATAAACCATCGTCCCAACGGGAGAATTACCAATAGAAGAATCAATAGAAGATAAATATACTTGGAATAGGGGCTAACTAACTCCGCCAAGTAAACAAATCCACGACTTTGTTGAGCTTTACTTTTTACATCTTTTGATTTAAGATACGTCTGTTGTAATACTTTATACACGGCTACTACAAGTATAGGAGTTGTTATCAGTAAATAGAGGATAACTTTCGTAATATCAAACAGCGAATCATCTCCCGGAGGATCTTTACAACACTTACGTATTAATTTATTACGTTTGTTACTATCGTTCGGACTGGGAAACACATGAGTAGAATCACACCAAGTTTCATAATCAGCGTATTGTTTGTCACCCGGACAAAAGTCGTTTTTGGAATCATCGGATCCTTCATACCGTCCTATCAAACCAAACAAGTCGGGTATATCATACTCCTCACAGCGATTCAACACTTGCTCCCCTGGACACGATGAGACACTGGCCACATTTTCTGGTGGGGCGCTGGTATCTACGATCGCTCCTAAATTTAAATTAGAGTGAATACTCCCTAAACTCATACCCGAAACACTGGCCTCGGCATTTTCACGTAAACTACCCGGACCACAAAACAGAACATCTGGGTTAAAATTACTCACATTCTGAGGTGTTAATTCAACGCCAAATGAAGAATCATCTATCACCTGTTCGACTCGTTTTTTAACTCCTAAGGAGACTCCCGCTAAGGCCCACGCAAGGATAAATAAGAATACCATTGAATATTTGGTAAGAGTCAGGATACCTTCTTTAAAGCCTGTATCATCTGCCATAACTTATTATAAGACATTATTTTATTTTTGAAAATTTGATTCTTTTTGTGATAAACTCAATCACAAACTACCGTAACTCATAAACTACTGTAACTCACAATGAACTCATACACCGAACAACTCAATCACTCGTCTTACATCTGCTGTGGCTCAGGGGAACCGTGCCAAGGAAAACCCTGGATTACACTTCAATGCGATCGCTGGGACGAGATAACCGGTCCGGTTACCTTTTCATCGTATTTACACTACCGGCACAATCTAGACAAGATACCCCGTGACCATTTTCATTTGATTCAGAATAAAGAAGATTTCAACGAGATTAGACCGGTAATACACCAACCCGTATCCAATGAATTTATCTTTCTAACGGAAACCGAAATTAACGATTTAACGAATGAACAATATTCTCAATACAAATTAGACTATGAAGAAGCATGCTTTCTAAATGAAACCAAATCTCGTGTGTATGAAGAAGGATTACACAATGATGAATACACACGATCTATTGAAGAAGCCGAAGATAGCGATGAACTCGGTCTTTACAGTGATGATTATTAGTTTAATCTTTGAATTATTTATGTAAGTCAGACTATATGGAAAATATTACCCCTGAAACGATTAGCCAGATTATCAATCAACAAGAATACCTTCTTTTTTATTTTACCGCTTCATGGTGTGGTCCGTGCCGAAAGATTAAACCGATGGTTCTCAAGCTTCAAGAAGGTCTTGAAACAAACAACATCAAGTTTTATGTAGTTGATATTGATGCGAATGGTGATTTATGTGAAAAATGCAATGTGACGAGTGTGCCTACTTTTATTCTATTCAAAGATAAGAAAGAAGTGGGTCAATGCAAAGGAGCCAATATCAAGGCTGTGGCCGAATTACTCAAACCGCATTGTTAAAAGAATATATAAAGATTACTTCTTTCATTTATAAAATGACGGAAAAGAATGATACCCCAGAACTATCGGAGCTCTCGTTTGAGGAGCTCAATATAAACGAAAACCTTTTACGAGGCGTGTATTCCTATGGATTTGAAAAGCCTTCCTTGATTCAACACAAGGCGATACCTGTATTGACTTCGGGTAAGGACGTGATCGCTCAAGCGCAATCGGGAACAGGAAAAACAGGTGCGTTCTCCATAGGTTCCTTAAATAATGTGGATGAAACATTACAAGATACACAGGTTTTAATCCTATCACCTACAAGGGAATTAGCCGAACAAACCTTTACCGTGATGAAAGAATTGTCAGCCTATACAACTATATCTTTGTTACGAGTGGTAGGTGGAACGCGTGTTCAAGATTGTATTCAGGACTTACGTAAGAATCCTCAAGTCGTTGTCGGAACACCGGGTCGTATGTTGGATATGATTCAAAAGAAACATTTATTCACTGAAAAATTGAAAATGGTAATCATTGATGAAGCCGATGAAATGTTAAGTCAAGGGTTCCAACAATTAATTTATAATTTATTCCAAATGATTCCTAAGGAAGCTCAGGTTGGATTGTTTAGCGCTACCTTTCCCGATGAGTTGGTCGAGTTGACTACTCAATTTATGAATCAGCCTGAACGATTGTTGGTTAAACGAGAGCAATTAACCTTGGAAGGGATTTCTCAATATTACATCAATGTTAAACACAATCACTGGAAATATGATGTCTTGACAGATATTTACAATACAATTCAGATTGCCCAATGTATTATTTATATCAATTCTAAGAATCGTCTCAATCAGATTTACGAACAGTTGATCAAAGAAAACTTTCCCGTGGGAATGATTCACGGTGGTTTGATGACTCATGAACGTGAGACAATTATGAATCAATTTAGACAAGGCGAAATTCGTATTTTGTTGTCTACCGATCTATTGTCTCGTGGGATTGATATTCAACAGTTATCGTTGGTCATTAATTATGATTTACCAATTCAAAAAGAAACCTATATCCATCGTATCGGTCGTTCGGGTCGGTATGGGCGTAAGGGCGTGGCCATCAACTTTGTAACCGACCGAGATCTCCAGGGATTAGATGATCTACAACGTTTTTACAATACTCGTATTGAGCCAATGCCAGAAAATATAGGAGAGATTATTTCAGCTTAAAGATTTTGCGTATAGTTTCCTATAAAATCTTAGTTTTGATAGTATATGGATCAAATTTTAAATATTGATAATTCAGAAACGAAACAAGTGGGAATCACGCCCTCAGCGGGCGGGGCTACGGGGACCATTGATTTTTTGTCAGACAATAATTCGGACAAGGCTACCCCGATCAACTCACCGATTAATTCTCCTATGGCGAAACCGGCTTCGCCTCAATTGGGTGTTAGCGAACCGATGGGTATCGAGCTTTTGAGTGGTGGGACCGAGAAACCAACCCAAGAAACTAATTTATTGAGTTCGGGTCAAGCTCCCTCCGATCCAAAACCCGACACGACGCCTCACGTTCCAGGGGCGAGTGAAAGCTTTATGGTGAATCAAGTCGATGAATTCAAACCTCTTCATAGAATGAGCCCTACCGAAATTAAAAATGAAAAGATTGATTACATTTACAAATTCAAGAAATTAGGAGAACAAGGTATCCGAACCACGATGAATTACAATATGAACTCACCCTTAGATGAAATGAGAAATGAATATTTGAAATTAAAGAAACAACGAGAAATTGATAATTCTGTTAAATTTCAACGAAAAATGTTGATGGCGGGTGTGACTGGGTTAGAATTTTTGAATAATAAATTTGATCCGTTTAGTATCAAATTAGATGGTTGGTCTGAATCTGTCAATGAGAGTATTTTTGATTACGATGAGATATTTGAAGAGCTGTATGCGAAATACGGAGGTGGTGGAGCTGACATTGCTCCTGAGATCCGATTGATATTTGCTCTGGGTGGTTCGGCCTTTATGTTTCATCTTCAAAATACAATGTTCAAATCATCGCTACCGGGTATGGATGATATCTTAAAACAAAATCCAGAATTGATGAAACAATTTGCCTCGGCTGCAGTCGGGTCTATGGGATCCAATTCACCTCCGGGGATGGCGGGGATGATGAGAGGTATGGGTTTCCCGCCGGGTTCTTCACCACCAGGGGCCTCGCCTCCACCAGGGCCAGGACCTCGTTTCCAAGGATCTGGACCTGGACCTAGACCCACACCTAGACCGGGCCCTCCACAAAGAGCTCCCTCACCTCAAAGACCCGATATGGATGGTCCCGATGGATTAGATGATATCATTAAAAAGATGAATTTAGAACCGGCGAAACTACCCGATTTAGATAATATCTCATTGATTAGCGGAGATACCGATAGAAAAAGTAGTATTACTCTGAATTTATAATTTCATTCAACTGGCTTACGACACATAGGACACGTTAATTCTTTATTAAACCAATCTAATATACAATTTTTATGATATATATGATTACAATCTAATATAATGGTTGTTTGTTTTGACTGTAAGGGTTCAATACAAATTACACACATATCGGACTCTTTGCTGGAACTTGAATCAGAATCAGATTCAGTCACTTCGGGAATGACAGTAGTATGTAACGTAATTCTTCGTATGGGAGCTACAATCGGTTGTTCCAGTTCTAGTCTAGGACCATACAAACAACGATAAATACAATCGGAGGCTTTAATCGTAGCGGTCCCGACACTAACTAAGAATAATGTTCCACATAAGGAGTAAAAGAAAACCGATTGATACACTGTCTCAGTCTCCATATAGTATGAATCTATTTAAATATTTTCTAAGTAAGTTACATAAATGCCTGATTTTGATCTGAATAAATTAACCCAACAAATGAAACGGATTCAACACATACAACAGAGCTGTGATAAACCCAACAAAAAAGAAAGCCTCCAACCTCGGAGAACGTTTTTAGATTCTAAACAAGAAATCATTCAATTATACCTATTATTTATGTTTTTTGGGGTCAATATGGAGACTATTATGAAGTTTCCGGTCAATGAATACGATCCGGATTAAGGTTTCTTTTACTTGTTGTTGTAATTCTTCTTTTGACGAAGCGGTTTCTTTGATTCCATAGTCCTGTAAGACTTTGCGTAGTTCGGCTATACTCTGTGAGTCTAGATCCATAGTTACGTGTGTTGATAAACTACCTCTTAAAAAAATATCAAATTTAAAGTATGAGCAATTTCTTAGTAATTGTTCTTTAATTTATTTCCGTGATATCCCAAAACAGCGATACCCATCGCAAGTAACGTATACATCAACATCATTATCAAATTCTCACTTATCTTTAATGAATCTTTATAAATCACGGCTAACGCGCACAATACCAATAGCGGAGATACAAAAAAGACATGCATACTGTAAACCCAATTGTATCCATCCAAGAACCCCATTATACAATTACATATATAAATTTTTATCGGACCCATCTTTCTCTGATAGTTTCTTGGGATTGTTTTTATCTACAATTTCCATAAACTGAGGTATCAAGTCTAGGATATTTTCATGTTTCCGATTGTAAAACAAAAACTCTTGAAGCATCGCGGTAGTAAAGTCACGATGACTGATTTTCTTGTAAAACTTACTGAATTTATCCATCTGCTTGGGTAAAAAGGTTTCAAAGATACTCCTGGTTTGATATTCATCGGCATAACCCAACTCTAACTTGTAATCCACACGACACGATCGGAGCATCGCATAATCCAGCTTTTCCGGATTGTTGGCTGTCATAAACAATAGAGTCCCCTCTACACACATATGACCATCTAAACAATTCAAAATAGACTGAAGAGTCACCATATTGTGTTCATCACCCTGTTTCCGACTTGTATCAAAGATACAATCAATATCTTCCAATACAATGATCTTCTTTTTGTCTTCTCTATCATTGATTTCAGACAACGCGTCTATCATACCATAATCGGTGAGTTGTTTGGTTATGGGCATTGTATAGATATCACAACTAAAGTAGGAAGCTATACTACTAATGGTGGATGTTTTACCCGAACCGGGAACACCATACAACAGAACCACGTGCTTATAGGGCATTCCAAAGGATAAATACAAAGAACGTGTTTCCGGTGAAAAAAATTCTTCCACCATAGATAAGATTTCTTGTTTTTGCCCTTCTTTCAAATACAATGTTTCAATGGGTCGTTTAGGAGCCTTACACAACAAAGACCAAAATTCCTTTTGATAGTAAAAGATACGTATTGTTTCTGAGCTTGATTTGATTTGAGTTTCGTGTTTTTCTTGAATGTAATCATTGGAATGTTCAATCAATTGCATTAGATTCTCTTTTGTTTCGGATGTAAGTGTGAGCTTTTGAATAATTTTGTCTTCTCCCGAACAGTTTCCTATGCTGTGATAGGTTTTCCGTATATTTCCAGAAGAGTCAGTCAACTGTTCCAAGTGACACGTGAATTGTAACTCGGTATCTTTGATTGTTTCGGTAAACGAAAACTCACAGGTATGAGGTATCAATGTTTTAACCAGTGACCTAGACTTGTATTGATTTTCTCCATAGGTATATCTGTTCTTATTCATATCTCTCAAGTAAATAAAGGAATCAATTTTGTCACTGTTTTTGTCATAGAGATATTCCAAAGCTGGTTGAAAATTACGATGATACGAATAAAAGATTAAGCTGACCATATTACTAGGTAAACGAGGCGTAACTTTAAATAGTAGTTTAGTAAATTTGATTTAAAAATATAGTGTAGTAGTAATACAAACTCACGATGCATTTACTAGACAAAGTATACCACTCGCGATTGACTCTCAAGGAAATTCTTCAAGAAGAATGGGATACCTCAACCATTCAAGATGTGTCTTTATCAAAACTAGAAGAAATGTATACTACGGAGGGTGATTCCTATATGGAAACGGGGTGTAATTTTACCTTGTCTCATAAAAAGATTCCTTCTCACAAGCTTCATGTCATTTACTATAATTTTCCGGAACTTCATATGACAGGAACTAAGATTAATAAAACTGTATGTGACAAACTCAAAGAAATGTATCAACAAGATGGATTTGAAGATGAGAATTCAATCTTCGCAAAAGAAGATAGCTTGTTGGTCATTATCAATGAACCTGTATCGGAAAATATTGCCATGAATTTTGAGAAGATGTATTCAACCGGATTGAGTGAGTTGAAGAGTGGTCTCAGCGAACAAATTCAAAAAGAAATGAAAGACAGTAAGTATGTTATGGAAGTGAACTATTTCCGGAACGTTCATATCTTTTCTGTAGATACCTTGGTAAGGAATTTATTGAATCACAGTTTAGTGCCTAAGCATACTGCGATTCGCGACAAACAAGAAATTCAAACTATATTAAAGAAAACGAATGCCTTGCCTCACCAACTACCGATTATCTTACGAACTGATCCTATGGCTAAGCTAATTCGCTTGTGTCCAGGAAATCTTTGTCGGATTGATCGGGTCAGTAGTAAATCAGGTGAAAGCGTTTACTATCGTATTTGTAAGTAACTTACAGCATATCTTGATACACTTGATCAGTTAATTCTTGATTTAACAAAAGCTCATCATATACAGGACGAGGAACCACTTTCACTTGGGGTTGTTGATTGCATTGAGGTGATATCTGATTTGTATAGCCTATGGTTATAAATAATATACCCAATGTGAATAGTATCAAACTGACGTTCATATATAAGATGTATATTTTTTATTCAAAATCATCTTGCATCGCCTGAATTTGAGGGAGCCCTGGAGGCACTAGTGGAGCAACGGAAGCTACCACGTCATCTTGAGTCGTAGCTTCAGCTTCTCGGTCCATAATTTCTTGTTCTACTTGCTGAGTGACTATGTGTTCTTCAGATACACTCATCTGGAGAATATACACTTTTAGTTCCATCAAAGACATAGCTTCAACTTGATCTTTGCTCGCTCCCAATGACCTAGCTCTCTTCCGTAATTTATGAATATTTGTTGTATTTACAGACTCAAAGGCCGTTTCTATATCAATATCCTCCGGTATAAATATCGTTTTACAAGCATATTTATGATGTTGTTTATAATTCGCTCCTTGTATGAAACCATAGGAGAGGATTACTAAAAAAAGAATACATCCTATTGTGAGTAAAGACTCCATATACAGTAGGTTATAAAAATAACTCAAATAACTAATCAAGTTTTCATTAGAAATTGTCACAGTTAGTAAGATTTATAGTATTACCCGTTGATTACTGTCAGCAATCTTCCGCTGTCTCAGGTTCAGGCTCTACCTCAGGTTCAGGCGAAGGCTCTACCTCAGGTTCAGGCTCTACCTCAGGTTCTGGAGAACTCTTCAACTTATTCGCCAACCACGGATCCACACTTTCAAGAGATTCTTTCACATCTTCATCTAATTTATGAACTGTTTCAACTACCTCTGATTCGGCCTCTTGCAAACCTTCTTTAATCTCTTCCACACCTTGGTCAACTTCCGAAACACCGGAGGCCACGTCCGCCACACCTTCTTTCACATCCTCTAAGGCGGTCATCTCTTCCGCTTTCTTAGCCTGCTCTTCGCGCTTCTTTTTAAGAACTTCTTCTCGTGCCGCTTTAATCTTATCTCGCTTTTGTTCTTCGTAAAAGATATCACGATTCACATTATTCTCCTGATACTTATCCATCATCTCATTCAACTGATTATTTTGAAACACTTCATCTTGAATTTCATCGGCCGTAGGGTCCCAGGGAAGCCATTTACCCACTTCACCTACAAATACGTGGAAATTGGAATCTAGTGTCTGGAGCTTCTTAGCTCGGGCGGTAGCTTCTTCCTTGGTTGAATAGGTTCCTCTCACTTTTAGACCTCTCATACTTGTTTGAAATTTGTTGTTTTCATCAAAATCTCTCTGAAGCTTATCACTGTATTTGTAGGTGAAATCCTCAAATTTAGAATAAATCCCTTCATATTTGAGATCTAGATCCTTACAATAGGATTGAAGGAATTTACTTAGATAAAAAGCCTCTTTCTTTTGAATCATAGATTCAGGGGACAAAAACGACAAGCAAACATAGTTTTGTCCGGGGAGTGTATCGTCTACTTCCAGAAAATCGGTGGGGGTTTCTTCGGCGCTCATTTTTATAAGTAGTCTTGCTATTTTTTTAAGTAAATTATAACGTAAATAAAAATATTCTATTTACATATATGAAAAATTTACAACCTTTGTCTATAGATGAATCTCGTAAGAGTCCTCTACAACTAAACAAAGATCATTTATTAAAATATCTTATCTTATTTACAGCTGTCACAATGTCAACCTTGGTGATACCCACGTGTGGTGTCTTGAGATCACAGGCGGTAGCGGTGGGGCTTGTAGCGAGCACGGTGTTTGCTATCTTGGACATGATGTTCCCTAATAAAGTATATATTAACGGCTTCCACTACTAGTAATCATCTACATAATCCACCTCTACATAAACATCTCTTTTTTTCAACGCTACGACAACTGGGTTTTGGTCTGGTTGGGTGAGTTGGTTGTTGAAAAGAGACAATTTTTGGAGATTGGGTAAGTTGCCAATCCACTCGGGTATCGCTGTGAGTTCGTTGTTGTTAAGATTCAAGTGTTGGAGCTTACGTAAGTTGCCAAGGCTTTCGGGCAGTGCTTTGAGTTCGTTGCTCCCAAGATTCAATGTTTGGAGATTGGATAACTTTCCCTCTGAAAAGAGCCCTTCGGGCAGTGCTGTGAGTGCGTTCTCCATAAGAGACAAGTGTTGGAGATTGGATAAGTTGCCAAGACTACTGGGTAGTGATGATGCTCGCAGCCACCCGTTGTGGTTAAGATACAATTCTTGGAGATTACGTAAGTTGCCAAGGCTACTGGGCATTACTGAGAGTTCGTTGCTGCTTAGATCCAAATTTTGGAGATTGGGTAGGAGTTGTAACGCTTGAAATATAGTGTCTAATTCTTTCTGAGATTTCCACCCACCGATTTTCTCAGATAAATCTACTGTTGTTGCGTCCATAGGAATTTCCAACCCCTCCAATATAGCCTTCTTCTTAGCTAGTATATTATCCGCCCTGGCCTTTTCCCTTTCTTGAACTAATGCTGTGTTTATACCTTTACTCGCACTAGATAAGTTAACAAGATCTTTGGGGTCATTTTCCTCCACTCCTACGATGTGTCGAATTAAATCAGGTGATAAATTACCCAGAAAATTTTCCTTAGGTTTTCCACCTCGTCTGACACGTCTCTTACTCAGCCGTCTCTTACTCAGTCGTCTCTTACTCAGTCGTCTCTTGCCGAGCCTCTTGCTCAACCTACGTTGACGCCTTTTCGTTGAACGCCTCCTGATTCGGTTAGTCATCTTCTATACTACTAGCATAGATTATTTTAAACTATGTCGTTACGTCTTCTCTTACGCCACGCTACGATGTTTGCTATCTTGGACATGATGTTCCCTAATAAAGTATATATTAACGGCTTCCACTACTAGTAATCATCTTCTTCATCTCCATTATACACAGCCACACCCACATCCACAACCACATCCACATCGACTTGACATCCTTTTTCATTCAATGCTTTGACAACTGGGTTTTGGTCTGGTTGGGTGAGTTGGTTGGATTTAAGATCCAAATATTCGAGATTGGATAAGTTGTCAAGGCTACTGGGTAGTGTTGTGAGTTGGTTTTCGGAAAGAAACAATGCTTGGATATTGGATAAATTGCCAAGGCTACTGGGTAGTGATGTGAGTTGGTTTTTGGAAAGATACAATACTTGGAGATTGGATAAATTGCCAAGGCTACTGGGTAGTGTTGTGAGTTCGTTGTTGTTAAGATACAATGCTTGGAGATTGTGTAAGTTTCTATTTGAAAAGATCTCTTCGGGAAGTGCTGTGAGTTGGTTGTTGCTAAGATCCAAATGTTTGAGACTGGGTAAGTTTTCCTCTGAACCAATGATAAAGATCTCTTCAGGTAGTGCTGTGAGTTTGTTGTGGGTAAGATCCAAATATTCGAGATTGGGTAAGTTTCCCTCTGAAAAGAGCTCTTCGGGAAGTGCTGTGAGTGCGTTGTTGTTAAGATCCAAATGTTTGAGATTGGGTAAGTTTCCCTCTGAAAAGATCTCTTCAGGTAGTGCTGTGAGTTGGTTGTCGCCAAGAATCAAATGTTTGAGATTGGATAACTTTCCCTCTGAAAAGAGCTCTTCGGGCAGTGCTGTGAGTTGGTTGCTGCTAAGTCCCAACGTTTGGAGATTGGATAACTTGCCAAGGCTACTGGGTAGTGTTGTGAGTGCGTTGTATTCAAGAGACAATGCTTTGAGATTGGGTAAGTTTCCCTCTGAAAAGAGCTCTTCGGGTAGTGATGTGAGTTCGTTGACGCCAAGATCCAATTTTTGGAGGTTGGGTAAGTTTCCCTCTGAAAAGAGCTTTTCGGGCAGTGCTGTGAGTTGGTTGTAGCGAAGATTCAATGTTTGGAGATTGGGTAAGTTCCCCTCTGAAAAGAGCGTTTCGGGTAGTTCTGTGAGTTGGTTTTCCCCAAGAGACAATGTTTGGAGATTGGGTAAGTTGCCCAGACTTTCGGGTAGTGCTGTGAGTTGGTTGTTGTGAAGCCACAAATTTTGGAGATTGGGTAAGTTTCCCTCTGAAAAGAGCCCTTCGGGCAGTGCTGTGAGTGCGTTGTTGCGAAGATCCAAGTATTTGAGAGTGCGTAAGTTTCCCTCTGAAAAGAGCCTTTCGGGTAGTGTTGTGAGTTGGTTTTTGGAAAGATACAATGCTTTGAGATTGGGTAGGGTTTGCAACGCTTGAAATACATCATCTAATTCTTCCTGAGATTTCCCTTGGAGTTTCTCAGATAAACCTACGGATGTTGCGTCCATAGGAATATGCAGATCCTTCAATATAGCAGGTGAAAACTGACCCGGAACATTTTTCGTAGATTCTTTCCCTGGTTTTCCACCTCGTCTGACACGTCTCTTACTCAGCCTCCTCTTGCTCAGCCGTCTCTTACTCAGTCGTCTCTTGCCGAGCCTCTTGCTCAATCTACGTTGATTCCGTTTCGTTGAACGCCTCCTCACTCGTTTCGCCATAGTTTATACAACTAGCATAGATTTAAATTAAACTATGACTTGACATCCTTTTTCCTCCAATGATACGACAACTGGGTTTTGGTCGTCTTGGGTTCCGCTAATCACCAATAATTTGAGACTTCGTAAGTTGCCAAGACTACGGGGTAGTGTTGTGAGTGGGGTGCCCGGGGTTCCGGTATACAAAACAGTTCGCCCGATGCCACAGTTTGGTGGTGAGCGTGTCCTGCTACCCGCAGGAGCTCTGACAACGCTTACACTTACTGGAACAGGCATTGACAACGGTGCTAATGCTTCCAAAGCGTTGTATGCGTGTAAACTCGTTGACACTACAACTGCTGTTGAAGTAGCTTGCCACTGCATTTTATATTAGCTCGACGGAGCTGGAGTGCCGTATATCTGGGGCAGTCCTTGAGGATACCGAATACGAGGTGTTCACTTCCAAGATGGCGTTGACTGGTCCGCGTCGGCCATTTATGTGTAGACCTACAAGCTTGACATCATTTCACAAGATCTGGACGTTGGGGAAGGAGCTATGGATGCTATTGATATCAGGGACTTGGGTTCCGCTAATCCACAATGTTTGGAGACTCTTTAATTTTCCCATACTACTAGGCAGGGCTGTGAGTGGGTTATAGCCAAGCCACAATGTGTGGAGTTTGGATAAGTCACCAAGTCTTTCGGGCAGGACTGTGAGTCTGTTGTGGCCAAGACCCAATTCTTGGAGATTGGATAAGTTACAAAGTCTTTCGGGCAGGGCTGTGAGTCTGTTGTTGCCAAGATCCAATTTTTGGAGATTGGATAAGTTGCCAAGGCTTTCGGGGAGTGTTGTGAGTCTGTTGTAGCTAAGACTCAAATATTGGAGATTGGGTAAGTTACAAAGTCTTTCGGGTAGGGCTGTGAGTGCGTTGTAGCCAAGATACAATTTTTGGAGATTGGATAAGTCGCCAATACTTTCGGGCAGTTCTGTGAGTTCGTTGTAGCTAAGATCCAATGTTTGGAGATTGGGTATGATTTTCAACGCTTGAAATACAACATCTAATTCTTCCTGAGATTTCTCTCTGAGTGCGCTCCCAAGCATCAATGTTTGGAGACTCTCTAATTTTCCCATACTACTAGGCAGGGCTGTGAGTGCGTTGTAGCCAAGCCACAATTTTTGGAGATTGGATAAGTCGCCAATACTTTCGGGCAGGACTGTGAGTGCGTTGTTCATAAGATCCAATTCTTGGAGATTGGGTAAGACTGTCAAGACTTGTAGTATTTCGTCTATTGTATTATCATTTACCGCGTTATTATTCACGAGGTTTACCTTTGTAGATGTAGGGCTTATACCCAATTTTGTTAGACGTTGAATAGCCTCCTTACGCTTTATATCATATATTCGTTGTATACCTGCTTTCATACCTCTTGAGGTCTGTCTCAAAGAACGTTGTTCAGCTAGAGTTAAATCTTGTGCGATTTTTTCGGTAATATCTCCTGGTAACTTACTCAGATGATCTTTCTTAGGTTCTTCTTCTGGTCCTTCCTCAGGTTTTCCACCTCGTCTGACACGTCTCTTACTCAGTCGTCTCTTAGTGAGCCTCTTACTCATCCTTCTCTTAGCGAGCCTCTTGCTCAGCCGTTTCTTGCTCAACTTACGTTGATTCCGTTTCGTTGAACGTCTCCTGATTCGTTTCGCCATCTTTATACTAATGTAGATTTAATTTAAATACTCGGTATAAATTCCCAATTCAAATCTGAACAAATACATTTCCAGATGTGATCTTGTTGAATCAATTTCTCACGACTTTTTAATAGAGGGAAGTAGGGTAATAAATAATCATATTCTAATAATTCACAAAATTTATGAAGAACATACGAATACGATAAAAAGTTTTTTCTATTTTCAGGACAATTATTACTAAAGGGAATTTGAATTTCCTTAAACAATGAACGCAAATGTTCTTCTTCTCTTCGGGACAAACTCGGAGCCTTTTTCCCATTCAACACATTGATTATATGAGGTATATTCTCATAATATTTATTATAGCCTAATTTTTTCAAGATAGCTTTCACTTGTTTCGGTTTGATTTGTTGGATATCCATATTCATATTTTTCATTATTTCTTGATGCACGTTTTTGTAAATTTCATCACTAATTTCGGTGCTTTCTTTCGCTTGAAATTGAGCTAACCATTCATTAAAATGATTGATACGTTTATACGCAAAGTAACTCACTTCTCGGGGAGGGTCTTTATACGATGTCTTTTCACTATTAATAATAATATCTTCGGTATACCCACAGTTTTGACAAATCAATTCACTGTCAATTAATTCATATGATACACTATGACCACATAATTTACATTTATCACTGCGAACACAATCATTCATGACAACATAGGTATCATCTATATTAGACATATAATCATCAATCGTATCTTTATCCGATAATTCGGTAGTCGGTTCTGGTTCTGGTTCAGCTGATTGAAAATAGCTCAAGACACTCTTTTCCACTTGGTTGGAAGAAGAGGGAGCGGATTTTAAATCACGAGAATAATATGAATCTAATAACATCCCGTTATCTAAATAATAATCTAATTTATCAGATTCATTTAATTCACTAATGATACCTTGATGTATGGAATCAATCGTTACCCTGGGATCACTATGACATTTTTTGGTTATTCTTTCTTTTACTGAGGAGGCCATATACTTTATAGATATAACAAAATTATAGTTCTGTTTTATGGTAATCTGTCTCTTATTTCTTTAAATGATGTTGGTTGTTTGTCTTTGAAATATACCGTGAAAGGATCAGTTCCCCTGAGTATCAAATATATAGTATAGACTAGTAAGGTAAGTAGTAAGGTCTGAGATTCATTGGTTCTACGTGACTTGTAGCTTAGATACAAGGGAATATAATGTAACATCGCTAACATCACTAAAAATGATATCTCAAAATATACCTTACGAACCCAAGCATAATACACTATCAACCAAGTGAATCCAACACTCGCGAGCAAATTGCTATAATACACATTATAATGATTACCTATCCACCCTATATTTAACAAAGCATACCATACAAATGTCAAAATCTGAATCCAAACCGAATAATAATTCAGAATCATTCTATATTTAAACATATTTTCTTATTAAGAGAATAATGAATATTTTAACGGATATTCCCAAGGATCAATTAGATCATTTCAAAGTGAATGTGAAGCAATGGTTAGAGTTAGATGAACAAATCAAAGCCTTAGAAAAGAAGGCCCGAGAAATGAAAGCGATTCGCAATAAACAATTAGAACCGAAAATTACTGGATTTATGAATTCCTATAATATCAGTGATTTGAATACAGAATCGGGTAAATTACGATGCAATGAACGAAAAACAAAAGCTCCGATCAATAAAAAGACAATTCAAGAAAGCCTGAAACGTGTGTTATCTCAAGAACAAGCAAGTTCGGCATTTGATGAAATATATTTGAATCGTCAAGTTATCACAAAATATAAATTAAGCCGAGTGAAGAAATAATCAACAGGTAGCGTATGATTTAGATGATTTGGCTATAAAGGGAAATTTCTGATTCACCCGATCATAATTCGCGGTGATTTCTTGATTCGGTGAAATATCTTTAATCGCTACCAATTGAAGTTTGTGATAATCGGTTGTTATGACATCGCTGTTGTGCCGTCTTCCACAATGATTAATTTTACTACCTTCATAACTGATGATATTGGAAAAGGTTGTGGGAGGTAGATAATCATATAAGACTTGGTCTGGATGTAGGTGAGGAAAGATATCCTCTAGTATAACATCACCACGTTTGAACGATTGATTGGCAAACAACCCCTCTCCTTGAATCTGAGATACTCCAACATACGTTCGGGTTGATAGCCATATTCTAGTATACGATAGCAAGCCTATCAGTAGTATCAATCCAAGTATTCCTAATTTAAGATACATATACCTCTTTGTATATTTTATTCAGTTGTTTTCTTGTAAATTGTTTGTGATATAAATAATTGTATAATTTCAATTGTTTTTCTAAGGTGGTTATGATAAAATCAGGGTGATAAATTTCGTCAAAGGATAGAGATACTGGATACGGACTAGAATGATATTGATAGAATTTTTGAATTAATTGAAGATAGTTTATACTAGATTGTTTCAATAAGGTTTGATTGTGTATTTGAATCATTGAACGACTTATATAGGAATTATATTTGTATTGGTTATGTTGGTTATGCTGGTTATGTTGGTTATGCTGTAAGTAAATTAGTGGGGCTACACACGCATAAAAAATCCGTAAGTCCATATCTAAATTCGTATGAATATATTTATATTCCATATTATCACCATAACAAATACTCGTATAAATATTCGATAATTGATGCGGTGATATACACTTGACCACCGTTGGATAATTTTCCAGTAGATTGAGTGATGTGATAGAATATTCCGAACTACACAAACGAAATAATTCGGATAACGAGTATTCGGTAGATACTGTGTCTAGAATCGTTTTGAGTGAGGGTTGATTGTTAGTTACAGGAAGGCTCGTTACGGGAGTTACATCTACGGTGTAACACATCTTTCGTAAGCTTTGAACGGATTTATCGTTGGTTGGGTGACCACAACAGATTATTTTATAAGTAGAAGAACATTGTTTTATCAGAGTAATCATCTTTTTTAAGGAAGGTTTATCATGTTTTACAAATACCTGAATATCATCAATCAACAAGGCTTTCATGTCATTTACAGATGACGTGGTAGCCATCATCATCAATACATTTTTACGAAATAAACTATCTTCAATATATTTGGCGATATCTTTGGTAAATTTAATATGTTCTCGGGTAATATGAATGATGTGATGTTGTTGTAATAGATGTTGAGCGATTTCCGATTTACCGGAACCACTCGGACCCATCAAATACAGCGGTTTTTCTTGAGACCATTGGGTTAGTAATTCTCTGGTTTTGGGAGGCAAAGAATTCATAAAAAATAAGGCGTAATCTAGGTTTAAATAGGTATTTACAATCCAACAAAATTAGATAAATCATAGGTATTATTGTTACTTCCCCCCGAATACAAGGGTCTATCAAAGGGAGTGGGTAAGCTATGTAAATCTTGAATATATCGGTCATATTGTTGCACGTTGGATCCAACTTCACCAACCACATAATCTACGACCAAGGCATTCAAGGCTTTGATTTCTTCAATCAAGTTGGCCGATGAAACCTGAAAATTGGCGTGTTGAAGCATAATAGATCTCATAATAATATGAAGCTCCTGAAGAGATTGGCGGTCCACTTTGTAGTCGGTTTGTTGCCACACACGATAGCGAACCGTTTGTTGAATGGCATCTATATTTTCATTGGAAAAAAACAAGTTACTTACCGGATTTTCATCTAAAATTCCTTTTACCGCGGTTTCTTGATTATCTACACGAATCACAGGTTCATCTTGATTAACCACTTGCACATTACTAATCACACCTGCATCAGGCACACGACCGTTTCTAAAATTATCTGAATTCAATAAGGCATCCATCGCATTGGGTTGATCGGCCCAATCACCTGTCATCAAATTTCCTTCTTCATCATAACCTACCGGAGCACTCGTAGAATCAACCGACAATTCAGAAGCACCTAATCCAATCGGACGACTGCGAATACCTGTTTCATTGGAACCCGGTATTTCAGTTACTCCATATTCACTCGCCATACTCATATAATCTGTCATACCAACACTCATTATACTACCTCCTTATATTTTATTTTTTCGCATTTTGGCTAGCCATCAGTTTTCCATACACTTTCTCAAACAACTTGAGTTCATCAAACCATATCTCTTGTGTAGTCATTCCATTGAGTTCCTTATGAAGAGTTTCTAAATCACATCGTTCTTTGAGTAGGCGATCAATTTCTTCTTGGGATAGAGTGTAGATCGGTAGCTTGAGTAAATAATCATACGAGTCTTGGAACTTGGGATACTCTTTATCACTCAATTGTTGTTGTATCGCACTCTTGCTCTGCTTATTGACAACAATGACATCATTGACAATATCCAGGATAAATTGACATTTCGCTGATATCATTTGTATTTTGCGTTCTAACTCGGATAATTGATGTTGTTTCCGTGTCGCATACAACTTTAGACGAACCCGACAATACTCTCGCATAATGGATTCCACGTCATCATATCGGGTAATCGTATTGTCTTCATTATACAAATGAATATTAGTTAAACTGGTATATTTCGTAGTAGTTAATTTGAAGTCTTTCTCAATTTTATCAATGTCTCCTTCGGACCACTGTGCCGAAGCTAGATATCCTGGTTTCACTGTGACTTTGAAATATACCGAATGATCCGTGGATTGATTTTCATAATCTAGGATAATTCCTTTTCCTGATTTATCTCCTCGTTCAACCATCATCTTGTTTAGAATTTCTTTGTAATCTTCGGTCCACCGACCAATCGGTAGCTCGGTGATTTCTAAAGTTTGGTTGTTTAACACTTTGTAAACACCTTTACTCATATAGGATTTCTCTCCGGTTTTGACAATGGAACCTTTGAATCCTTGAAACCAGGGATCCATAGGTTCAAAGGGCTCTCCTGACACGATATTTCGGATATTCTTACACAGATCAACTGGATTAAAGGACGGTATGTTGGTGCTGAATCCAGTTCCAATACCCGTCATACCATTCACTAGAACCATGGGTAGGATAGGAACATAGTAAGTTGGTTCTACCGATAATCCATCATCTTCCACATAAGTCAAGAGAGGAAAATCTTCTTTTGGATAGATATACTGAGACAGTGGATTGAGTTCTGTATGAATGTATCTTGAACTTGCGGCATCGGAACCACCCATAATTCGGGTTCCAAATTGACCGTTCGGTTTCAATAAATTGATATTGTTGGATCCCACAAAAGTTTGAGCCATACCAATAATCGCTCCTTGCAAAGATGCTTCACCGTGATGATAGGCTGCATTTTCACTGACATACCCCGCCAACTGAGCCACTCGTATTTCTTTGGTTAGATTTCTCTTGAAACACGAATACAATATCTTGCGTTGGCTGGGTTTCAATCCATCATACAGAGACCCAATCGATCGTTTTGTATCACTGTTGGAGAAATGAATCAATTCTCTGTGAATGAATCTCTCTACAGGTATCTCTGTTTCTTTGCTGTCTAGAATTTCCTTCTCGTTATACTGATATAACCAGTCTTTTCTCAAATCGGATTGTTTCTTGTTGAAAGCTAAACTCATGGCATCATTGGTAGCATCCGACCATAAATACTGATTCATCTTCATATGTTTGAAGTATTCTTTGGCTTCCGAGGTATTGCTTGTGCCTAATCCCTTGTAATACTTCGTATGCCATTTCTTGTAGTCCGAGGTAGTTTCAATCCACTCTTGGTAATCGGTTAAATTAAAGAATGATTTGACTGTTTTCCCTTTACTTACCTTGACAATCGGAGTAATCATAGATGTGATGTAGTTTAGTTGAAGTAACGAAGGCCACATTGAATGAAACATATTCAAAACCAAGCCTTTGATGTGAGACCCATCATGATCTTGATCTGTCATAATCATCACTTTACCATAGCGTAATGACTTCACGTCTTTGTAATGTTTTCCAGATTCCAATCCCAGAATCTTCTTCATATTTGTAATTTCAGCATTGTCAGTTATCTGTTTGATAGACGCATCCCGAACATTCAACAGCTTACCTCTCAGAGGAAAGACACCATATTTGTCTCGTCCAACCACCGACAATCCGGAGATGGCCATCGTTTTGGCTGAATCTCCTTCCGTCAGTATCAAAACACACTGATCTGATTTCTTGGTTCCCGCCCAATTGGCATCATCCAATTTGGGAACCTGAATCTTACTCTTTTTAGAACCATCGGTTTTCTTTGCGTTCTTGTTGTCTTTAAACTCAGCAAAAGAGAGCACTTTATTTACGATACCCATGGCCAATACTTTCTTCATGAATTTGTCATTTATCACGGGCTTAGACCCAAACTTACTGGGAGCTGTGATGAGCCGTTCTTTTGTCTGACTATCAAATGACGGATTTTCAATCGTAGCATTGACAAAGATCTTCAAATAATTCTTCACGTAGGAATCTTTGACTGTTGTCTTTTCTTTTTTCTCAATGTGAGCCGTAATCTTTTGAACCAGTTGTTTCACGATACAATCAACATGTTTGCCTCCGTTAGGAGTGGCGATACCGTTGACAAAGGAAATCTGTTCAAATTTGTCGCTTTGAGACAGAGTTATACCAAGTGACCAACGTTCATGAATGTCTTCATACAAGAGTGTTTCATCCTTCAAATACAATCGGATATACTTATCAAAGGTCTTTTGTTTGATCACTCGTTTGTTGTAGAAAACTTGAATCTTCTTGTCAGTGACACCCGCGATATCAAAGACACGTCTCTCCATAAGTTGATACATACGCTCACTATAGGATTCCAATCCAAATCGTTTGAAATCCGCGATCCAGGATATTTTGGTGAATGATTTACCTGAATGTTTCGTTACCTTGGGGTTACCTTTTGTTTTCATATTGTTCTTGAATTCTTGAACATATTTGAGTTTGCGAACCGAATCAACCGTTTCAATCTTAAAGTAAGTTGAAAAGATATTGGTTAGTTTGGCTCCATATCCATTCTTACCTCCGACAATCTTCTTTTCATCTTTTTCATAGTTGGTTGAAGTTAAGAGGTGACCAAAGATCATTTCCGGTATCATAATTGGCTTACCTTTCTTATCTTTTTCTGTAGGGTGCTCGGCGACATCAATACCCTCTCCATCATTAAAGATACTGATTAATCCAGACTCTTTATCAATGGATACCTTAATTGCTGTCACTGGATTGGAGCTCTTGAGTTGTTGAAGTCGGACTACTTGGTCTCTCGCATTCACTAGGATCTCATTGAAAGTGTTATAGAGTGCTGGGATATAATCAAACGTTTGAGTTTCAATCGTTCCATCATCCAACAACACAGGCAAGGAACTTTCAATTAAATCCGAACCACCGACATACGTATCGGGAGTATCGTAAATGTGAGTTGCCAAGTCTTTCTTTTGATATTTCTTAAGAGAGGCCGACATAGTATAGTAGTAGTGATATACATAATCTTAAATAAAAAATCAAATTTACGGTTGAGACGCTTTCTTTGGTTTTGGTTCTCCTTCATCTACTTGAACTGTATCTAAGACAGCATCAGTCACAGAATCAACCTTCTCTTGAACGGTCTTTTTCACAGATTCTATGTCAGATACAGTGTCAGATACAGTGTCAGATACAGTTTCAGATACTCTTTCTACTACTTGACTCACACCCGTTAGACTTTTCGCCACTTCTTGCACTTTTTCAGGAGCTATTTTACCCAACATAGACAATACACTGTCATCAATCGATTTAACGGGTAAAATAGATTCCGGTTGAATGTTTTTGAGATTGAGTTCTGTTTGAAGTTGGTTTCTCTCAAATTGTTTGGATAATTCCTTAGAGAAATCAAAGGGTTTCTTGTTATCATCTCCCTTTCCAGAAAACTCTTTTTCAATTTGTTTTCGTTTGATGGATTCAATGGATTTACAGAAAAATCGGTAAGCTGCTTCGTGATCTGGAAATTCAACATATTTACCCGATAATTGAAAAAATTGCCATCCTTCGGTTTTGAGTTGTTCGCTAGTGATAGCATAATCATAATATTTTTTATCTAAGGAAAACAATTGAATAAATCCATTACACGCCGTAACCGTGAGTGAAATAGCCCACGACGACCAATACGAAAACTGATCAAAATTAGTGGGGAGTTTCTCCGGATCCATTTGACCGATTGACATAATCGCGGGTAAGAGTATCGATCCGGTTGTCACTATAAACCGAAAGGCATTGTAATATTTTTTCACTCGGTCTCTACGAGCATCATAATAACGAACTTCATTAAAGAAACGACTCTTTAATATTTTACGATTCGTATCACTGGACAAATTCAAGGTATCAATAATTTCGTGTATATCTTGATGACAAATTCTAGTTGACATTTTATCGGGATTTTTAGCTATGTCATCAAACATTATAAATGTAAAGTATAAAAAAATATTATTCGCGTTTTATATTGATTCCACATAGTTGTGAATACATATAAATATCTTTTAAAATTTCGGGTGATTTTCCCGTCAATTGAATTCCTTGTTTATCTAATTCTTGTTTAATTTGTTGAGGAGTCTTTTTACGGATGTCTTGAAGCTTTTTCTGAATGGTGGTGACATCTTTGGAAGAATACGTTCTAGTTTTAGTGACACTCACACGTTTCCCAAGATGTTTTCTATTGGATCCTCGCTTTCGTCTCACACGCTTCGTATGAGATCTTGATTTCTTTGGTTTCGCAACAGGTTTCACTTTATCCTTGGCAACTGGTTCCGCAACAGGCTGGGTAGCAGGTTTGGTAGCGGGTTTGGCCTTATCCTTGGTAGCAGGTTTGGCCTTATCCTTGGTAGCAGGTTTCGCAACTGGTTCCGCAACAGGCTTGGTAGCAGGCTGGGTAGCAGGTTTGGTAGCAGGCATCACCGTAGAGATATCAAAGGGCTTCTCCTTCATACCTCCCTTCTTCCGGACCCGTTTTTTGGATTGTTTCTTTTGACTTCTCCTCACAACTATATTTCGTTTCCCTCCCACCGTTGAATCTTTCGCAGACTTCTCCGAACCTCCTACCTGTTTATTGAGATATGCCGAATATCCTCTGGACTTTTTATACGAACTGGTTTTACTTCGTTTTACATGAAGATAGCCACCATCTAATTTTTTACTCAAACTGAGTTTGTTCTCCATTATATAGTGACATAGATTATATTTTTGTATAATCTACCTTTCCCATAGTAACTTGTTGTTGATGTATCTTTATTTCATTAATTAAACGAGTCTTACAAACTAAATCATCCCTAAATATTTCTGATAATAAGTTACGAACTATATACTCTTGGGGCATCTCCTCTTTCAACATCACTTTCAACGAATCAAATACAAACACTTGGATATGTTCTTTTTTTTGACTGTAAAGCTCATCAACGACCCTAGGTATGTCATGGGTTTCAATCGTTTGTATTTTATGAGTTTGTAGATAATGAGTATAATTTTCTTTCACATAAAAATGTATAAGATCCCGAATACGTTTCTCAAGCGTGCACATTTATCCTGATATTTAAGAATATATTTAAATAATTTAGTAAATTCAAACGTTTATATTTTTGAATTTTAATCCCACCTAGTATCATATGTTACGATTTCTAACATCGACGTATAATTATATAAGACTGTTATGGAAAGCTTATTCATTGATAGACAAGTATCAAGATACACAATTACAACATCACGATATCAATGAAATTGTGCAAGAAATAACACCCTATATAGAACGATGTGGGTGTGTGTGTATTAAATTTTGTCAATGGGCGACTCCTATGTTGGATATTCTAGTGAATGAGTCCCATAAAAATGATAAGACCAAACCGTATTGGCTCAGTTGTTTAGAGAAATTTTATGAAAATTGTGAAAATCATCCATTCTCTTATACAAGTCACTTATTCAAACAAGAATTCGGAGAATCTATATCGGATCATTATGAAGTCATTTCCTTGATCGGTTCGGGTAGTATCGGACAAGTGTATAAGCTGAAATCAATTCACGGTGATGACTATTATGCTCTCAAAGTGATTCATCCTAAGGTAGCGTTTGATATGTGGTATTTCAAGCGAGTATTGTGTGTGTGCTATACAATAGAACGCTTACGAAAGGTTATCCAAAGAGTATTACCCTACGATATTCATAAATTCTTTGATGTATTTGAAAAACAAATTGATTTGATTCATGAAGCGAATAATCTCTGTAGGATTCACTATAATTATCGTAACAATGATTATATTCACATCCCTCAATTGATTCGGTTTAGTCGTAATTTACTTCTTATGAGCTATGAAGAAGGATTCTCTATTGAAGATCCTCAAATCAATCAATATGATAAAATGAAGCTAATCAATTTACTGAGTATGTTTAATAAGAATAGTTTTGAAGTGGATCGGTTTAATCACGGAGATTTACATATCGGTAATTGGAAGATACAGCCTTATAAAGATCATTATCGTCTCGTGATTTTTGATTTTGGATTCTGTTGGTATTATCGTAATGATCGTATTACCGAGAATTTGACGGATGCGATTATAGATAGCGAACCGAAAAATTTAAAATCACTCATACAAGTTATTTATGATATTTTAGACGTGAATGATGAAAGTATGTATCAAGTGATTGAAGATAAGATACGAAGCCATATTACGGAGGATAATATTATCGCGGATCCTCAAAAGGTCGTTTATTATACCTTAGAGTTGTGTCACGAAAATCAGATTATCATAGATCCGGTTGTGTTTCAATGTATCTTGGTGTTTATCCAGGTATTCAAATATATGGATACCTATGGATTATCTAATTCATATGATAAATTTCCCACGTGTGACTTAATTTATAGAAATATGTATCCAAATACATTGGCTATATGTGAATCCTATCAAATCTTTCCTGAAATCAGTCAGAAAATTCGCACCAAGTTAAATGAAAAACAACCAACTGTATCGGGATTGTTTGATAGTTTAGATCATACCAAACATATCACAAAGGACATTCGCGCCTTACTCAAATTTGATTCCTAATCCACAAAACTACTTTAAACTAACCCACTCCTATTGTATACTCTTTATCATACAATGATTTCGTCACAAGACATTCAGCAAATCATCCATCATTACTTTCAAAAGAAAAATGTCTTGATTGACCATCAAACCTCATCGTATGATAATTTAATTGATGAAATTCTCCCTAATATTCTAAACCAAATTTTCCCGATTACTGTGAATCAATTTAATGAAACCATTCACACCATTCAACTGCAACTAACCAATATCACAACGCAACACCCTACCTACGTTGAGAACAATGGAAGCTCTCAATTGATGACACCTCAGATAGCTCGTCTTCGGAATGATACCTATTCCTTGTCTATTCTTCTTGATTTGAAAGTTGTGATTAAGATTATGGATAATGGACAGCTCGTAGAAATCCCTCCGAAAACTATCAAACAAGTGTTCTTGGGGAAGATTCCTATTGTAGTTAAATCAAAATATTGTATTACCAATCATATTCAATGCGATGAATGTAAATTTGATCCCGGAGGATATGTGATTATCAATGGTAATGAAAAGGTAATTATTTCTCAGGAAAAAACCGCTTCCAACCGAATAATGGTGTTTTCCAATCCGAAACAAAGTAAGAAGTATTATTTGGTATCGGAAGTCAGATCCTCACCCGAAGGCTTATTTACGATACCGAAACTAACGAGTGTTAAATTGACTTCCTGTAGTAACAGCTACTTACGTGTTAGTATCCCTCATCTCAAAACGGAAATACCTCTGTTTACCGTGTTTCGTGCTCTAGGTTGTGAATCTGACAAAGAAATCTGTCATTACATTCTCAACAACAATCAATCCAAAGAAGATACAGTTTTCCTACAACTTCTCAAACACAATATGATTGAATCCTCCTCCATCCAAACTCAAATGGATGGTATCCGATATATGAGTCATCATATCAATTCAACTAATTCTACGATTCATAATAGCGATGAAGTCAAATACAATTACATACGTGATGTTGTCTTGAAAGATTTACTACCTCATTGTCCCAGTATGACTGAGAAAGCCTTTTATCTCGGATTGATGGTTCAGAAATTATTGAAATGTCATTGTAAAGTAGAGGCTTTGGATGACAGAGACAGCTATCAAAATAAGCGAGTGGAAACGTGTGGTGTTTTGATAGGTAATCTGGTATATCAGTCGTTATTGCGATTAGCTAAGGAAATCAAAACAAACATCTCCAAAGAAATTTCAACGGGTTTATGGAATGTCAACAACACCTATGAAGATATCATCAATGAAATCAACATTTCTAAGATTATCAAATCTAATTTCATTGAAACTGTATTGAAAGGAGCTATGGCTACCGGTAATTGGGGATTGAAAAACAATATGAATCGCCAAGGTGTCTCTCAGGTATTAAATCGTCTAACGTATATGAGCACCTTATCTCATTTACGACGCGTATCCACCCCGATTGATGCCAGTGGTAAATTGATTCCTCCTCGCAAACTTCACAACTCGTCCTGGGGCTACATCTGTCCTTCCGAAACACCCGAAGGTCAATCGGTCGGTGTTGTCAAGAATTTATCTATGATTTGTGAAATTACCAATCACACTCACGTGAAACCGATTGAACTCATACTCAAGTCTTCCTTGATTCCTTTACAAGATATCAATATCTATGAATGCAACAAAACAGCGTATTGTAAGATATTTCTCAATGGTCGGTGGCTCGGATTCATATCGGATCCGTTACATACACTCAAGTCACTTCGGGAAGCTCGTATGAATGGAAATATCAATATGTATTCGTCCTTTGAATATGATGTGATGAGACAATCTATTTACATTCATACTGATTCGGGTCGTTGTATTCGGCCATTATTGCGGGTAGACAAGGGTAGTATCGTTGTGGCAAAATACCTAGATAAGCTTCCACAGATTACCTGGGATTCCTTGCTTACCAATTGTCTTGATTTTCCTGAACAATGTATTGATTATATTGATTGTCATGAAATCAACAGTCTTTTACTGAGTAATACTCCCGATGATTTAAGAAACTCAACTCATTGTGAAATACATCCTAGTTTAATTTTAGGAGCCTTGGCTTCGTGTATTCCCTTTCCTCATCACAATCAAGCTCCCCGAAATACGTATCAATCGGCTATGGGAAAGCAAGCCTTAGGGATTCACACCACTAATTTCAATAAACGATTTGATACATTCTCTCATATTCTGTATTATCCTCAGAAGCCCTTGTTATCCAATCGTATTATGGAACATATTCACTGTAATGATTTACCCAATGGTATTAACGTGATTGTAGCTATAGCTACGTATAGTGGATACAATCAAGAAGATTCCATTATAGTCAATCAGGCCGCGATTGATCGTGGGCTCTTTCAATCTACCTTTTACCGAACCTACAAAACCGAAGAAAAAAAGAATCATTTATCGGGTGATGAAGATATCTTTTGTAAGCCTGATTTGGATAAATTACTGTATCCGAAACCCTGTAATTATTCCAAGCTGAATGACAATGGATTTGTGCCTAAGGATACGTATGTGTCTGATGGGGATGTAATTGTCGGTAAAGTCAAACCTATCAAAGATCATCCTGATTACAAGTATCGGGATTCTAGCTTGAATATTCGTTACAGCGAAGAGGGATACATTGATGATACCTATGTAGATACCAATTCCGAAGGTTACAATTTCTGTAAGGTAAAGATTCGTAGTATTCGGATTCCAAACATAGGTGACAAATTATCCAGTCGTCACGGTCAAAAAGGAACTATGGGAATGGTCTATCCTCAAGAAGATATGCCTTTCTCAAAAGACGGTATTACACCAGACATCATTATCAATCCTCATGCGGTTCCGAGCCGTATGACGATAGCTCAATTGGTAGAATGTATCTTGGGTAAATCCTGCTCTCAATTGGGTTGCGTGGGTGATGCCACGGCCTTTAACCGAATCAATGTCAATCAAGTCGCAAATGTTCTTGAATCTCAGGGATTTGAAGGAAAAGGTAATGAAGTCTTGTATTGTGGTTTCACGGGAGAACAATTGAAAACCTCTATCTTTATGGGTCCGACCTATTATCAAAAACTAAAACATATGTCGTGTGACAAGATTCATTCTCGTTCTGGTGGTCCGGTCGTGTCTATGACAAGACAACCTTCGGAAGGTCGGTCCAGTCACGGAGGCCTTCGGTTTGGAGAAATGGAGCGAGATTGTATGATAGCTCATGGAGCGTCCTCTTTCCTCAAAGAACGTTTGATGGATGTTTCGGATAAGTATGCGGTCTATGTTTGTAATCAATGTGGATTGATCGCCACAGCCAATCACACGAAACAATTGTATGAATGTAAGCAGTGTAATAATTATGGTGACTTCGCTAAATGTTATATCCCCTACTCGTGTAAATTATTGTTCCAAGAGCTTCAGTGTATGTCTATTTATCCTCGTATACAAACCGGTTAATTATGTTGTCTAGTATATATGTTTGCATTCTTATCAACTCATTCTAGAAAGATATTGTTTGCGTTGCTCGTTGGACTCGCCTATTGGGTTGTGGCACATCCGAGAACCTATAAATTCGTCGGATATGTCACTGGATATAGAGAATATGAAAACTTAAATACGACGGACCGATTTATCTTGTTGCGGATCCACGCCTTCGTAATGGCACTGGTGGTTTTCGGCTTACTTTTTTTGTATAATCCGATGAACGTTTCGTCTCGTCGCGATAGTGTTCTTTACGTTGAAAAAATGTATAAGAAATAAGAATCACTAGAATCAGTAATCCAACCCAATACGCTTCGGCTGGAATTGAGAGGCTTTCTGGAACAGCCTCCGGAACAATCTCCGGAACAATCTCCGGAACAATCTTAGGAACAATTTCCGAAACAATCTCCTGCACAGCCTCCGATGGAACTATATCAGATAAAGATACATTCGGGTCAAAAATACCTTCACTCATTTTTTTATACTATTAAATATAATGTCCCGCTTATCTAAACTCGTTTATCAAACGATTAATGTCTCGTTATTCGTTCAAATCATAACCACTCTGATATCGCTAGATGGTTTCCGGTATCCAGTAGAGCCTACAGATACCATACTCAAAGAAATTCTATTTATAGAAGTCTTTGTTCAGTTTGTAGAAGGCTTCTTTTATACCTGGATTATCCAAGGTGTTCATGATTTCAACCTTATGACCCAAAGAAGATATATTGATTGGTCGATTACCACTCCGGTGATGCTATTTTCAACGATCTTATTCTTTGAATACAGCAAAAAGAAAGAACAAAATAATTTAGAGGGATTCACTTCACAACAATTTTACGAAGAAAATTCAACCAACGTCCAAAAATTAGCGATTTACAATGGCCTTATGTTACTATTTGGCTATCTGGGAGAAGCCGGTCTCATAGACAAGAGAGTATCCATTCCGATTGGATTTATCTTTTTCTTTATGTCCTTTGAATTGATTTATACAGAATATGCGATTTACAGTGACTTAGGAAAACAATTATTCTTGGTATTGTTTAGTATTTGGTTTTCGTATGGTGTTGCTGCGATGTTCCCTCCCCAATTGAAAAACATTAGTTACAATATGTTAGATATCGTATCCAAGAATTTCTATGGTCTCTATATCTACTACAAAATTAGGGAACTACAGTAGATCGGCTACCATCCATATACACTATCTCTACCGGTGCGACAGGTGATTGAATCTTAAATACAATCCATAATAAGTATTTCGTGAATGAATTTACATTCAGTATTGTTGAATGAGTTAGATATTGTCTTGGTCGTTTCTTGAGTTCCGAAATAAAAGATGCCATTTTATAACTGTAATTAGGGTTAATCATTCCTATATCTTTCATATCAAATTCAAATTGAAAGTCTATTTCGTCATCATAGAGCTTGAGCCATTGTTCTTTGAATAGTGTGAAATCCATTTCACTTTGAATTGATCCTGTGAATGTCACTTTGACTAAGGGGAAATTGTCGTAATTATAATTCGCAAACATAATGAAATATTGTCTAAGTTTATATTTAAGTTTCTTTAATCAATTTCATCTAACTTGTTGTCTGGTTTTTTATCTTCAATTTGTTTGATCTCATACGGATTATAGACAAAGGACACTAACCACATTGTAGTGGCAAAAGTTGAGCCTAAAAACCAATAAAAAAAAGAAAAGGTCACATACGCACCATGAAAAGCCGACATCGCGAGATAGATTTGCCAGAGTGTATATGGGTTGTAGAACATTATAGTAAAGTATATTTTATATTATCTTGGGTAACGAAGGGCCCTGGGTAACGAAGGGCCCTGGGTAACGAAGGACCCTGGGTAACGAAGGGCCCTGGGTAACGAAGGACCTTGGGTAACGAAGGACCTTCATGTCTAAACAAATAAATTTGTCTATTGAATGGAAACAAATTAGTCGTTGATTTATGCACTAATGTATACTGTTTATCATGTAACAAAGTTAATAATGAGTTACAGACTGTTTTGTATAAACTATGAATAAATACCCCAGATACATACAATATATATTTATTGTGATTGGTTTTACTTAGATTATCTAGGACTGATTGATAGGTATCCTTTACTTTATCACAGTCATCTACTAAATACAATGGATCATACATATATAATAGTATATCTGTATCGGGAAACTCAAAGTCAGTTATGGATTGATGTAGTAAGGTAATATTCGGAACACCTTGACAATGATCCAAGGCTAAATGATGTGATTTTTCTTCTAGTTCAATTCCATATACATGTTTATATTTATAACATATATCCTTTACTAGCCTACCCGAACCACTTCCAAAATCTACAAACGTATATTCTTGTAAATTCGGTAGGTTAGAGTCAATTATCTGATTAATACTTGACAATATATACGAATTTGTAGGTATGGATTCTAGAGGAGTATCTTGTAGATAGCAAGTTACAATCCATTCTATATTTTCTTTATTTTGCCAACACAGGGATATAACATAAAGAATCACTAAAACTAGTAAAATAACCAACTTCATAGTAGAATATAGTATAGTAATTAAATTAAAGCACGAATCTAGCGTATCTTAAAAATAAATCGCTGGAATGTGCCAATTTCTCCGGTTATCCAATCCAATCCGAACATAATCATTCGGAACCTCTTCCCGATTCAAATACAAATGATAAATACGATTTAGTTTCTTACAAATATCCGGTAAAAAATAGGGAGCCTCATCTAGTATTTTATTCATACATTCGATTTTATCACGTAAGGGTGGATCGTAATCACATTCGGGAACTATAAACTCCCACAATCCGTGAATCATCAATTCTCTATCGGGATGGGTTAACTCACGAGGCATCGTAAATCCACAGATTAGCCCGTTACATACAATTAGCTTCATACATAAGGCATTTATCTTCATGATATCTCGTGAATCCACTATCTCCCATCCGCCATTACTAGTGGCCGGAATCCATGTTCCCACAATCTTCACATTACTAGGACACAGTCCATAATCCATCAAATTCTCTGCATGTTCCATCTCTTCTTTTAGTTTATATATCTTATGAATCATATCAAGATTCGGTAACACCTGATATAACCATAAGAAAGTTTTTTGTTTAGAGGATAATTCAAAATCATAGTGATACTGTAACACACTCATTCTATTTATATATCCTTTTTTTTGTTTAAATTCTTATGAGGAGTAGTCAAATAACACACACAAAACCATGGAAGATATTGACCACAGTGACCACAATACCCATACCGAGGCTCCACACGTTTGGGTTGTTTCATTTCTATAATCTGTTTCGTTTTATTTCGTTCGCTTTCCTTTAAATGCATACTTAACGTAGTTATCACATAATTTAACATCTTACTTGTATAGAGATAATTTATTTATAAGTCATTCACGTGAGATTGTAGAGTTTCAAATAAATCAGTTATATAGGTTTGTTGATTTACCGATAAGGTATCTGGGGAACATTGATCATATAACGCGCGAACACCCTTAATAATTTGACCGTCCAACTCATTACCGTTCCACGTGCTCCAGTTGCCAATGTAGTTCGGACTGAGGGCCGTTTCAGGGATGGCTTCACACACTAGCTCCCGACCCGTGCCTAATCCCTTGGCTTTGTAGAGAGCCCACGCACCTAAACACATACAATGATTATTATTCACTCTATCTTCAGACCAAGTAGATTGTCCTGTTTGTTTAGAGAAATCACTCGTCTCATCGGTTACCCGAAAGCATATTTGGTGAACACCTCCTCCCATCTCACTACAGGTTCCATCCGCCATCCACGAACCCGGTTCAACTCCCGTTTTACACTGTTGTAAGGGTTCTCCATAAATATTCAATTTGGGTGCTTCAAAGCCTTCGCTACATCGCCCAAACACGAAAAAGATTATCACAATCAATAACAATATACATTTCCAATTCATATAGGTTTATATGGATAATAATTTGGCTTGTGAATGAATTTCACTTTGTAGGCTTGGGTCACATGATGATCTACTCTCCTAGTCGGAGATCCTAAGATGTAAGCATACATTCGCGCCTTGCCCCAGGAATCGGCGGTTTGGTTGGGTCTGGAACCCGAGGAATAATACGCTCCCCTTCCTTTCTTGATGATTTCTCTCAGAGCTTTTTCGGGAATTTTCACAGCTCGCGAAACTTGTTTGATTGTTTTGGCTTCGGGATACAACTTGTGAAACTTCGCGGTCCATCCAGATTCTTTATTCTTATAACTCTTCAACTTAGGTCGATTTAGATATTTCCCTTGTTTGTAAGCACTCTTTAATTTACGAAGACTTCTCAGTTGCTTTCGTTTATCTTTGGGTGAGAGCCTCTCTAGATACTGTTTCGGGAATTTGCGAGTCGTTTTGCGCTTAGATTTTCCTTTCTTGGACCGGCCTCCGCGTTTCAGATACATATACTATTCCCTAGAAATTTGATTCTCAATTACGATTGAGATAACTAACTTTACTTACGATTTGAACCACCCTATACAATTATGATTGTTCATACCTGCTTTAATAACTCGTCCTATCACGGATATAAGAGCTCTATTCTTAAGTCGGGTATATGTAAATATACGCGTCGGAATGAACCTGAGAAAATGAAGTGGTGTGTTCTGGAGATGGCACGATTTCGTGAGCACGAAAAGGGTGATGGGTTAGTTACGAATTTAGTGAATCGCTTAAAGATTCTGATTATGGAAGAACTATCCTTTCATCAGATTGGACTTACGAGCCAGCTCATAAAGCTAATTTGTATGTATGATGTAGATAGAACTCAGGTAGGTTATTTAGGATCCTTTTGTGACTTAGTCTTTGAATGTAAGCGTAATCGCGCGGTAAGTTATCAGAATGCTTGGTGGAGAAATGAGCCGTATGAAGAAAAGCCTATACAAGATACATCACCTATGGATCCGTATATAAAACCGAATGATTCACCTGAACTGATTCAGATCGGATGTGATTTACTTCGGTGTATTGAAATGAATGATGAACGTATGTTTCAGTGTTATTTCGGATTACTGAAGTTGGGTAATCAGGGACTACGCTATCGTAGGAAGGATCCGGGATATCTATGGTTTGAACTATTGAAGACTACTATGAATACCGAATCACTGAAGTGTATCTTTGACTTTGCTTTGGAGATGTATCACCGGAAAAATATGACAGAACGTAATGCCTTTGCCATATGGATTGGTCTTATGGTATGGAAGAAAGACACGTTAGTTGATATACCCGCGGAGAGCAAAGCGCTACTACATCGTGTTACAAACCAGGATATCAACACCTACTATGAAACTATGACTAAACTAGTGATAGATGACTATGTGATTCATGATTATCACGTGAATTCTAAGAAATATGATGTAGGTCATTTCGCGGATAATGGGGCGATGGTAGTGGATGAATACCTTGACTTCTTTCCTGATGCGGATGAAAAGAAGCGATGGTATAGTAAAGAAAAGAAGCTAAAGCAGAAGTATGCTAAAAAGAAGTCTGTGAAGAAGACCCCTAAACCGAAGGAGACCCCTAAACCGAAGGAGACCCCTAAACCGAAGGATACCCCTAAACCGAAGGAGACCCCTAAACCGAAGGAGATCATTGAAACGATTGATTGGTCGGAGTTTAGTGATGTGAAAATATTAGAAGATGGAGTCTGTGGGGGAAAGGTCTGTTGTATTCAAGTGAACTATAAAGGCTCACGTTATATACTAAAAGAAATGAAGGAATCTATGAATTATGGATTAGACTATATGCTTGTAGATAAGTGTAAATCATTGTTTAATCTTCGGGATATGAATATGCGAAGAATTCAGAGTAATCGGGGTCAGGTTAAGAAAGACCCGTCTCGTATAAGCTTTGTAGGGAATGTAGAGATTGGAACACGAGACTGTATCTATTGTATGATGGATTACTGGGATAATATAGGTGATCTAGGGAAACATAAATATAAGATGGACGATCCAGCCGTTAAACGAGAAGCCCTGAAGATTCGGTTATTTGATGGATTATTCCGATCGTCTGATAATATACCGAGAAACATACTGGTGAATGAAGCTGGAGACCTACTGAGTATTGATGAAGGAGATATCTATGGAAAACGTATGAGAGTCTTTAATAAGAACGATTGGTTCACAAAAAAGGAACATTTAGATAGGGAGTTATTTAAGGATGTCTTAGATGAGTTATTACAGAATGAGGCTACTGTGTTACCGAAGATTAAAGACTTGTTTCAGTTGTATCAGTTTATGAATTACGAAATGTTTGAAGAACGATTTAAGAATTATAGAGAGATAATCAGTAGTGAAGTAGGATTGTAAGTAGTTAGGAATTCATAAAAATTTTTTTATGATTCTTTGTAAATTTGATTCTTATTTACGATTGAGTTACTAACTCACAAACTAACTCACTAACAAAACTCACTCACAAAACTCACTTACACTAACTCACTTACACTAACTCACTTACATAATGTCTGTAGCTTACCGCATGTCTATTGGTGGAAAGGTTATCGCAGCTAACATGGCTCTCAATGCCGGAGCCAAACCATTTGTCCCTGGCCAACTGTGGATGAAGCCCCCTCGCGTCCAATGGCACAATATAGGTGTTACTCATATACAATACTACAATTTCAAGGATGGAGCTGAGGCTCGTCAAAAAGGATGTTGTTCGGAACTACGCGGACCTCCTGCAAGCGGAATTAAGAAGGCGAATCCTAAAGAAGCTCAACCCTTCTTGGTTCCCTCAACTCCACTCGCTCAACTCATGCAATCACTACCCCATAACCCCAAGTATCCTATGATCACATGTGAAGAACCGGCTTCAATTCAGGATCTACGAGATCATCTAGAAGAAATACCTCCTGAAGAATCAGACAATCCCTGTAAGCTGTATCGCACGCAACCGGATCGATTTAACTACTGTGATAACTAGACTCTGTAACCAAAACCCAAAACCCAAAACATTAGAGTAAGAACTCTTTTTTTATTTCGCTGTAAATTTGATTCTTTGGGTCTTTTATCTTACTAACACAAACTAACTAACTAACTAACTAACTCTCCAACTCACTTACACTAACTCACTTACACTAACTCTCTAACAATGTCTGACTCCAAGTGGACCACTGTGAATGGTGTCCGCTATCCGGTAGATGATTCACAATCACCTGTTACCGATACCCATTCTACTACTGATTCAAGCATAGATCCTCAGATTGAACAACAAAACAAGCAAGTTGCAGCTTCGTTGTTTGAACAATTCGGGGAACCCGTATCATCAACTCAACTCTCTAAGGGACCCAAACGAACCACATCTCCTCCTCAAAAGGTTCCCAGCCCCGAGAAACTACGACAACAAGAAGCAAAGATTACCGAATCAATCACGAAAGATAACTTTATGGAAGTCGTTGAATCAATGAAACCCGCTATGGATGAAGCCAATCGTAAGGCAGCCGATATATGGACTCAACAAGGAGAAAAAGCAATGCTACAACACATCATGACAAAAGAGGACGGAACCCCTATGTCCTATGCTGAAAGCCGTTTTCTCTATGGTTAAATAGTAGGTAAATCATGTAGTATAATAAAGACATCTTTTTTTATGCTCCCAAAGAATTTGATTCTTTTGAGAGTTTGTGACCACTAACTTTTACAACTCTTTTACAACTCTTTTACAACTCTCTATTACAACTCTCTTAACTCCTCTCTTAACTCCTCTCTTAAGCCCCTAGTTAGTAACTATGACCACTAAAACTCTATCACACTTGTCCCGCTTCCAGAAGCTGGATCACTGGATGAATCTTTCTCATAAATTGAAGGAGACATCTTTTCTTGAATTTACAAAGGACAAATCTCATTATTTGAATACAGAGAGCGACCTTGTATTGATGTCTCTCAATGATTTTCTGGAATATGTTGAAGATAATTATACGATTACAGCTAAATTGTATAAGCTGACTACCTGTGTTCCACATCGTGGAAACAAACAAGTGTATCTGTTGGTAGATATCAGTCAATCACGGAAACACACGATGAATGCTAAGCAACGCCGAATGTATCGTAAGTGTGGAAAGCACCGACGTGAACGTATGAAGATGAAACATAACTACATTTACCATTGGACACGCGTTCACGCGTATTTGGTCGTTGAACATTCACCGGGAAAGGCGGATGACAAGACATTGGCTATTAATATCCTGTGTTCGTCTAATTATTCAAATGTGAAAGGAATCGGATCGTATATGATGAAAACACTAATTACTATGGCTACCAAAGCAGGCTATAAAAATCTAGTGTTGGAAGTTGGATCCGAAGCCTTTGAAAATGTTCCTTATTATGATACGGAATCGGAAGAAGAATCAGAAGAAGAATCAGAAGAAGAATCATGTGAAGAATCGGAAGAAGAGTATTCGGATGAATCGGATGAATCGGATGAAGAGTATTTACCAGAAGAAGATTCAGACGAGTATTCGGACGAATCAGAAGACGCATCATGTGAAGAATCAGAAGAAGAATCAGAAGAAGAATCGGACGAAGAATCAGAAGAAGAAACCGAATATGAAAAAGATGAAGAACTACTGTATAAGTGTTCTAAAATATGGGGACATAATCTATGGAAACAATCCATCCGTCATAAAGGAGACACACCATATTATGCCTTTGGCTCTGGATACTTGGTGGGTTGTATTTATGATACTCTGTATTACGATGTTCATTATGATGTAGATGAAGATATCTTGGACGATGAATCGTTTGAAATCGTGTTTGACGAAATCGAGTTTGACGAATCTGAGCCTGAAGATTCCGACCCAAATAACCAATATGGCTATGGTGGGTATTATTATCATAAATCAAAACGAGAATCCAAAGACTTAATAGGGTATTATTCGCGGTTTGGATTCAAAGAAGACGAACGAGTTCATGGAGAGTGGGCTTGTTTCTCTGATCTCCCGTTCCCCTCCCTTCGCCTAGAACTCTAAGTAGAAACATAGAATCAGGTAGTAATAAACTTTTTTTTGTGACCGTTTCAGAAACTCTTGAATCAAGGCTTCCTTACAAATTTGATTCTTGGGGTTCGTTTGAATTACCATAACACAAACAAACAAACAAACAAACAAACAAACAAACAAACTAACCTACCTACCTATACACACTCAACACACTCAACTACTAAACTTACCCTTACAAGTATGTCTATTCCGTCCAATGTCATCTACTTCAACTTCACAGATCACACGTCACAAGACCGCCAAGGTATCAATGATATGTTGCGCAAAGGTGATATGGTGATGGTGAATACCGATGAACCTAAGGTGTATCGCTTTGATTCTACGAAGCTTCAATTCATTGAATCGGATTATTCTTCCGAGAACAACTCGTGGAATGTCTGTTCAACTAACCCAGTTGAGGATGTATTGACTCAGAATATCTTCGTGTTCTTTGTCAAGGCATCCGATCTGTATTACTCCAATCTGTCGGATTATGTTCACACACTTCATCTCAAGTGCGAAGACAACTGGTATAACATTGATTCGGGACGTCGCTTCCCTTTCATTCTCAACAACACTATGTCCTTTGCAGTATACAATGTTGTGAATTACAATTTGGTAGTTCCTAATGATTGGGGAGAAGCTGAATATTCCTGGGAAGTTCTCGCAGAAGAAGCTCTGAATCAAGAAGCCTTGAATCAAACCGGTCCTTGGAATGTAGTGGATGAACCTCGCACACCACCGAACAATCCATCATGCGCTCGCAATCTGGAACCAGAGTTCGACAATGAAGCTCAACTTCACACCGAACTCAATAATCTTCTGGATTATGTATCGGATCCACAAGAGTCTGATTCGGATATTGAACTCAGCTCAGATTCCGAGTCGGAGGATGAAGAAAGTCAGATTCTTCGTGCACAAGAAGTCTCTTCTGATTCTGAATCGGAACACCAGGAGATTGAAACCGATGTTGAATCGGATTCGGAGTATGATCCCACATCTGATTCAGATGATTCGGATGATTCAGACAATTCAGACGATTCGGATGATGAGTTCTGGGATGAAAAGCGTCAAGATGTGGATGGATATTGGTATACTCGTCGTCAATTCTATGATTACTATGGGTCAGATGATGCTTGGGACAACTTGGATCCGAATGTCTATCAACAATATCGCTTTGACGATCAATATGGTATCTGGGCTTGCAAGGAACAGTTTTACCAACACTACGGAACCGACCGAGTCTGGAAGCGAATGCATCCAATGAAGATTCTCAAACGTAAGGCTATCTGGGATACCTACTGTTGGTCGGCCTATCTCCCCAAACATCTACGATCCAAGTTTATCAAGCAAATGCTCGCCACATACAAGTAAGTCATATTCATAAAGTAGAGTAGCTTAGTTAGAATTAGTTAGAATTAGCTTAGTTAGATCTTTTTTATTGTTACATAAAAAATACATTACAGAGTTAGGTGTGACTTTTTGGTTTTTTAGGCTTTTTTTGACTTACTTTTTGGAACATCCTAAACATACAAACCCTCCAAATATACATAGAAAGAGTAGATAATCATAGATAGGATCACTATAATTGGTTTCATAGAGATAAATCATACCGCGAACAGTGGGACAATTTCCATCTGTATTTACCTGTTCTCCTTCCAACTGACAGCATCCTGTCTCAGATTGCATACATGAATCATCTCCTATGTTTTCATTATACAATTCAATCATATCAGACACAGTGGGACAATTGGAGCCATTGAGATCGTGTTTGACTACTTTATAGGGTGAAATCTTTACTTTTTGTGTATAGTTTTTATAGGTATAGATTACTTCACAACACCCGTAATCAAAATCACTGCATTTTAGCCAATGTTGACGACCATGGCCCATCACACGAGCGGATAATTCAGAATCGTAATCATTCTGAGAATATTCAGAATCATCTCGCAAATAGCTCAGTGTTTCGGGTGGCGTATCTACGTAAGAGGCAAACACTACAATACCGAATACAAATACTAGACTACCGACTAATAGTAAATATAGCGTTAGAGGCTTCAGTGTGGGAGATTTTTCATCTGAGAGTTCTTCATCCGATAGATTCTCATCTGATAGATTCTCATCTGTAAATTCTTTCTCCTGATTCACTTCGTGAGAGGGAACCGCATGATGTTTCTGTTGAAGATACTGTATGCAGGGGAGACAGCTAAGACTAGACATCGTTTGTTGAGTGAGTTACACAAAAAACATGTCATTAAAATCAAATTTAAATTAAGAGAACTTACTTAGTTCCGGGGATCATTGTTTCAGATTTATCTATGAATTCATTTGTATTCATCTGTTTCAGTTCTTCGGCTATCTGATATATTTGGTCTAAGGAAATAGGTTCGCATCTCGGCAAGGAACGTAGGTTATACGGTTCCCTTGTTTCAGGTGGTTCATAGGTATCATAATCAAAATACGGTTCTAGATGTGTCTTCATTACAGGAAAGACAAAGGGATTGGAGCCTTCTGGATCATTTATACGATTCATACTGAATGGCTTTTCACCTAAGGTGCGCCAAGGTTCAATTTCAAACACATAAAGCTCCGTGATTCCCCGAGGATTCCAATGAACTCGTTTGTGTTTTCGGAGTCCTCGTTTCATTGTGTCTTTCACAATCATACACATCATCGGAGTTTATGTTTAGGTTAGTGTAGACATTATTTCTTTTATGAATCAAATTTAAGAACTTACGAACCTAGGGTAGGAAAGTCTGTGGTTGAATCCAACTGGAACGTAGGCTCCACTACCATACTCTCTTGAGTAGACGAATGGTCAAATAACGATGTTTCCCTAGGTCCTCCTTGTAACAGTCTTCCTCTACCTCTACCTCTACCTCGTCCCCCCGAAACAAAGGGGACTCTTGGCTTATCGGGATCATAATCACTGATTTCTGTTAGAGTCAAGGTGACTTTATCTCTGAATGCAAATTCATCCAAACACTTTGAATCTAAGGGCCGAGGCACCTTTCCCGGTTCCACATTAAATTTACCCAAGACTCTCATAGGTTTCTCCATTACAAAGGTTAGATCAATGTACCGACAAGGTAAGGTTAGTTCTTTAATTAGATGTTTCTTTACATCCAATAGGGTTTGGTCTCCTGTGAATTCAAACTCGGTGTCATTTACACAAAAAATAGGCATAGTTATCTACATACTTACCTGTGGATACGTTTAAATACTTTCTTAATAGACAATTTCACATCCGTTAGATTGTAATTGTTGTAACAGAGGACAATCGTCAAGTTTGAGTTCTTCAATCAAAATTACCTAAATGATATTGGATATGGTAAGAGTTCTTTCTTTTAATTGAATCGTCCACTGAGGAGTTCTGGGAAATTGTTCATGCATTTGATTGGCATAGGAATACGTGGGAGCTTCTCGTATCCCATACTGAATTAAGGTATAAGGGACTCCTTCAAAGTGTATCTCAGAACCTATGTTTGCAGGTGAGTAACTCATAGCAATAAATTCTTCATACGTTTTCGCTTCCATAGTATAGATAAGTAGGTAGAAGTAGCTTTAGGTATAGATTTAAACATTATCCACGTAAGTTATCTACTACTTACAATGGCTCGTAAAATGAAGATTCCTAAAAAATTAAGACAACAATGTTGGGAAAATGTGTGTGGGAAAGTATATTCACACAAATGTTATGTGGGTTGGTGCACAACTCAAATCGATGTGTGGTCGTTTGAGGTGGGTCACAATGTGGCAGAAGCCAATGGTGGAACTCTAGATTTGAATAATTTGTATCCGATTTGTTCACTGTGTAACAAGAGCATGGGAACAACGAGTATTGATGATTGGTCCAAATTAAGGAAAGATAAACGAAAATGGTATACTGGATTGTGTTTTGGAAGACCCTTACAATGAAATATACGTTAATAAAAGGTTTGATTACAATTCGGACATACAATTTGAAGATTATGGGGATCGTAAGCCCCTCCTTGCTCCAAAGGAACTTTATAGGATAAGTGTGTGTATTTTATATCGGAGGGTAATATGAAATTTTGACACGAGGCGCATCGGGATCCTTGGGAACTTAATAGGAATTCTTTAAATTCTGTATTTTCATCTTTGGTTGTTGTAAATACAGAGACATCATACAACGGCTTTTGTTGCACTTCATACAATTGTTTGAATACCCGATACACAAACATTTCCTGGAAATTCATCAAATAAATAATCGTTAGCCAGACACTCATAAAGACACCGAAATAAACGTGATCTAGCCATTCTCTAGGATAGTAGTGACAATAATAATAATATCCTACAGCTACCGTTAAAAATAACAATAAGGAAAACATATAGTAATTGATTTATTTTTATTACAGAGATAG